GGACCAGATGATCAGGATCAGGACGGCCAAGGGCCACCAGATCACCATGAGCGATGACGGAGACTCATTCTACATCATACATGCCAACGGACAGACATGGCTGGAGTTGGGCAAGGAAGGCACGGTCGACGTGTTCTCCACCAATTCCGTGAACGTGAGGACACAGGGCAGTATCAACCTGCACGCAGACAAGGACATCAACATATCAGCGGGCAACAAGCTCAACCTGTACGGCAAGCAGTCGGCCAATCTGGAATCACTGGAGATCAACCAGCGTGCAGACACCGGACTGAAGATGTACAGCAAGGGCACCATATCGGCCAAGAGCGACCAATCCATTGCCATGCAGGCCAGCAAGACGGCCAGCATAGATGGCGGCGACAGCCTCAAGCTCGAGGGCGGATGCGTGGACCTCAACGGCGGCGGAGCATTTCCCGCCAAGACAGTGACTGCCATACGCAAGAACAAGTTACCGGACACCAAGTTCGACGGCGAACAGGGATGGCAGGTCGAGAGCGGACAGTTGGAGACCATCACCACCAGGGCACCCACGCATGAACCATATCCCTATCATGGATTGGGCATAGAGAACTCAGCCAACCTGGGCACCTCACCGGTGTCACCAGCACCCTCGCAGACACAGTCGAGACTGCAGGAACTGGAACAAGTGGTACCGGACGGATTGACTCTGGACCAGTTCACCTCACAGACACGTGTGGACAAGGGACTGGCCAATCTCAACCCTGACCAAGTCACGGGCATGATGGCACAGTTGAGCAAGGAAACGTCACAGTCCTACAATGACTTCTCTGTGGAGTCGGGTATAGGCAAGTTTGGAATCAGCCCTGAACAGTTGGAGGCCACGGGTTACCTCAAACCAGGCACAGTGAAAAACTTCCTGAGCAGTCCGGGCAATACCTCGATCAACCTGCTGGGCCAGAGCAAGACCGACCTGGAGAAGGTGTTGAGCAACACCAACGTCTGGACCAACAAGGGAGGTGCCACTGACCTGACATCATTCCTGGGATCAGAAAGCATACAGGACACAGTGATACAGGACGTGTACCGAAACGATCTCAGCAAGTTGAAGGCCAATGGCGTGATCAAGGGCACAGAGGACACCGCGGACGTGGCAGGCATGTTGAATGCCAGCGCCAAGCACGGCAACGATGACGTGATAGCATGGGTCAAGGGCAACGTGCCCAGGACGGTCAACAGCATCAGGCAGACGGCCAGGAACGCACAGTTCGCCACCAAGTTCGTGGACAGCAAGATCACTCCGGATCTCAGTGGATTCAGCAGTCCGGGTGGATTTGCCAACACCACTCAGTCCGACGGAGTTGACGCAGGAGCCGGTGCTTTCATCAGCAATGGCAAGGTACCGCCCATAAAATATTCATAGATAAATATTGTCATGGCAACTTACATTGGATTCAGCACGATAGACAGGAAGAGGAAGTTCACACTCACGGACAATGATCTAGTGGTGCGTGACGTGCTCAACAGCCTGTTGATCAGGAAAGGCGAGAAACTGGGCCGTCCCGACTATGGCACGGACCTATGGGGTCTGGTGTTCGAACCATTGAATGACCAGATGATCAAGGCACTCCAGCAGGAACTACAACAGACCATCGAGCAGGATCCACGGGTGAAATTCGAGGACGCACAGGTCAATCCGGGAGCCAACGGCATACTGGTGGAACTGTTCATCACGGTGCTACCCACATCCGAACAACAGAGACTGAGCCTGTTCTTTGACCAGGACCAACAGACACTCACACTGCTGTAATATCCACACTTAAAGTTATAAAGTAAGCAGTTATCTAAGGTGATAAATACTGGATAACAGAGAGATACTATGGCTAAAACTACCAGACAGACAGCAATTTTTGGTGCGGAAGATTGGAGGAGACTATACCAGACCTTCCGTGAAGCAGACCTCCAGAGCTATGACTATGAGACCCTGCGTAAGTCGATGGTCGATTACCTCAGGTTGTACTATCCTGAGACCTTCAACGACTACGTAGAATCATCGGAATTCGTGGCACTGCTGGATCTCATGTCATTCATGGGACAGGGACTGTCCTTCCGCAATGACCTAAACACCAGGGAGAACTTCCTGGGCACCGCTGAGCGAAGAGACTCAGTGATCAAGTTGGCAGAGCTCGTGGGATACACTCCCAAGCGTAACACCAGCTCAGAGGGTTACCTCAAGGTGGACAGCGTCACCACCACAGAAAGCGTGATAGACTACAATGGCTTCAATCTCTCGGGCCTGCAGGTCAATTGGAACGACGCCACCAACGTGGACTGGTACGAGCAGTTCACCAGCATCATGAACGCCGCTTTCGTGTCCAGCCAACGTGTGGGACGTCCGGGCAACAAACAGGAAGTGCTGGGAGTCAGCACAGAAGAATATGAATTCAACGTGGTCGCAGGTTACCTGCCTGTGGTACCATTCGAGACATCAGTGGATGGCATCAGCATGAACTTCGAGGTGGTGTCAGCAACATCAGTGAACCAGACATACATATATGAACCCGCACCACAGACCAATGGACAGATGAACGTGCTGTACCGCAACGACAAGTTGGGATATGGCAGTGCCAACACAGGCTTCTTCTTTTACTTCAAGCAGGGTTCATTGATCAGCCAGGACTTCACGGTACAGGAAAGGATAGCCAACCGCGTGGTGGACATAGACCAGGACGGAGTCAACAACAATGACGTGTGGCTGTTCGAGGTACAGGACGAGGGACGATCACTCACCGAGTGGAGCAAGGTGGACAACATCTTCGCGGTGGGAGCCACTCCCACAACCAACAACCAACTGAGGCGTGCATATGCAGTCAAGTCCAGGGGCAACGATCAGATCAGCCTGGTGTTCGGTGACGGCATATTTGCCAGACAACCAGTGGGCACGTTCAGGACGTTCCTGAGGACATCCAATGGACTGGAGTACGTGCTCAATCCAGATGACCTACAGAGCGTGCAGGTCACACTGCCGTACGTGAGCAAGACCGGACGCAACGAGACACTGACATTTTCGCTGAGCCTACAGACCACCATCACCAATTCCAAGTTCAGGGAGAACCTGGAAGAGATCAAGACACGTGCGCCATCCAACTACTACACACAGAACAGGATGGTCAATGGTGAGGACTACAACAACTTTCCGTACACGCAGTTCACTTCCATACTGAAGTCAAAGGCAGTGGGCAGGTCCAGCATCGGACTGTCCAGATACCTGGATCTACTGGATCCCACTGGAAAGTTTTCCAGCACCAACACTTTCTGTGCGGACGGCATGCTGTACAGGAACTACGAGGATCCCAACTTCACGTTCACGTTCGTCGACACCAATGACATCTCGAACGTGCTGGTGAACCAACTGGAGCCCGTGCTGGCATCCAGGGAGTTCTCGCACTTCTATCATGACAAGTTCGTGAGGCCCAGCCTCACAGACATAGACATTTCGTGGCAACAGTCGACCAGCACCACCAACCAGGCCACAGGATATTTCAAGAACAGCGACGGCAATGCCGTGGCGGTGGGATCATCGGCATCCAACAACGGCAAGTACATCGACCAGGGAAGCCTGGTCAAGTTCGAACCACCCGCTGGTTATTTCTTTGACGCCAACAACAGGCTGAAGGTGGGCACACCAACCGGACTCAATGAGAAATTGGTGATATGGTCCACTGTGTCCTCGCTGACACTGGATGGAACCAACTTTGGAGAAGGCAACCTGAGTGACGGCACGGGACCCGTGACCCTCAACCAGTTCGTGCCGACCGGGGCCATACCCACGCAGGTGATAGCCAAACTGGTGACGGACCTGCCGGCCAGCATAGAGGCGTTGATGATAGCACAGACCGAGCTGTACAGAGACTTCGGCATTGGGTATGACAACACCAATGGCACATGGTACCTGATCACGGCGGACAACCTGAACAAGGACGCGGACTGGTCAACGAACTATGCACAGAACACTGACAGGCTACAGCGTGACGCCAGTTGGTTGGTGCAGTTCACCACCGATGGCGAG